TGATGATGACCTTCCAAAATCCTTTATCAATGTAACTGAAGATGTTCGCATTGAACGTAAAATTAAAGACAAGTACCCAGGCGGTGTAAAGTCTTTTTACAGAGGATATGCTAATTTATACAAAGACAACTTTTTCGGTTCTGCCGGTAGAGATTTCGATGAAATGAATCTTGCAGATAAGATCAATCTTCACTCCAAAGTTGGTTCACTTACAGGTATTACTTTCAATGAGGAAGAAACTGTAATTTATGATATGTGTAAAGATGCAGTAACATTCACTCATGCAATTGAAGCTGCAAGAGCAATGTATGATTATTGTAAAGAACATGACCAAGATTTAACTGATGATGATGACCATGATATGATGGGCTGGGAAGACTTTGAAGGTGGCGAATTGATAGAACGTGAAACTCCCAAAAGTGCAGATTCTGATGAAAACTCGGATACAGACTCTGAAAAGTCAAAGACAAAAAAAGAAGGTTCTGGTGAACCTGAACCAAAAGATGAAGGTAAGGAAACTAAAAATGAAACCTCTACTACAGGTAGAAAAGGTGGAATAGGTGAAGTAACCAATCCAATCCAAGCTGAAACTGTTATGGCTTGGGAAAACAATAAAGAAGATTTGAATGATTCTGAGGGAAGAGATTACTGGTATACGAATATTCCAGAATCCAAATTAGATTCAATTGTCAACTATAAGGATTGTTTGCAGTCTCTGTCAACATATTATAAGAAAGATTTAATTGAGAATCAAAAATCAAGAGACCGTCATAGTTCTGATGAACATTATGCTAATTATGCCCAAGCTTGGGTAGATGCCTCATACAAGTATGCTTCTAAAATAGAAAAAGAATCTATGAAGACTGTCAACTATATGTTGAAAGAGTTTGAAATGAAGAAGTCAGCTGATTCCTACCATAGAACATCTATTGCAAAAACAGGTGTTTTGGATATGTTGAAGATGCACTCTTACAAGTATAATGATGACATATTCAAAAGAATCACAGTAGAACCAGATGGTAAGAATCACGGTTTGGTGATGTTTCTTGATTGGTCAGCTTCTATGTCAGTCCAACATCACGATTGTTTCAAACAGTTACTTCAGATTGTTTGGTTTTGTCGAAGAGCTGGAATCAAATTTGAAGTTTATGCATTTAGTGATTCTGCTTGGAATATGAACGCTGAAACTAAAGCCCATAGTCGAAATGAAACTTGTCCTAGTGATTCACCAACTTGGAATTATAAGAATAAAGATTTGGCGCTAAGTAATCATTTGTTACTTAATCTTTTTTCAGATAGAATGTCAAAACAAAATATGAAAGAAATGGTTCATTATTTGACTATGGTTACTTATTCAATAAGTGGTAATTATAATTATTATAATGAAAATGATACACCATTGTTGGAATTCTTGTCTGAAGACTTTTATTATCAAGCCAGTCGTCTTCCAGTTCTGGAGGTTCCAGAAGGATGGCATTTAGGTGGAACGCCCTTAAATGGTGCAATCATAAATGCAATGAATTTTATTCCTAAGTATCGCACCAAAAATGGAATTCAAAACCTGAATGTAGTTTTTATTACTGATGGTGCTTCTAATGATGGTTGCAGAAGTCGAATAGATTTTGATAAACCTTCAGATGATTATGATGGTTTTAGAGAATATTGTCCAAATGGTAGTCAAAGTATTTTCTTTGACACTATTACCAAAAAATCATATAGTCGTTCTGAAATGAGAAGGGCAAGTCAAAGTACTACAGCTACATTGTTGAATATGTTGAAGGATAGAACAAAGTGTAACGTAGTAGGATTTTTCCTTGCTCAAACTTCTGGTAAATCTTCAAGGGTTGCAAATCGTGATTTGTTTGAATTGTTTCCAAATGAAGATTTGAATCACCTTAGAAGAACTTTGAAAAAAGATAAAGTTCTGGTTTGTGGAAACGCTGGTTATGATGAATATTATTTTGTTCCTGGCGGTAAGAATCTAGAAATTGATGAAGGTGAGCTTGAAGTCAATAGTGATATGACTAGAGGAAAGATGGCAAAAGGTTTTGCAAATTACATGAAGGGAAAAACAGTAAATCGTGTTCTTCTTAATAAGTTTGTTGAACAAATTGCATAATAATAAAGAAAAAACTTGACATTGTTACAGGATTACTGTAAGATCAGATCAGAAAGTGAGGGAAGGAAATCGTTTCCTTTCAAATTTGATAACTCCAATTGGAGAATATATTATGAGCAACAAACGTGTAGAAATAGTAAACAAGTTAAAAGCTGAGTTTCCAGCAGGTACAGTAACACAATCAGAATTGATGGATTGGGCAGTAACAAATGGTTATTCCAAGTATGCCCCATCTTTTGTTTGGAAAAAAGAGTATCGTGTAGGTAGGGGTATTTTTAAGATTCCTTCTGAAAACGAAATCAAAATGGGAAGTGTGAATGTGCCACTGGATGTTGTAATTGCAACTCAAGTTGCTGAGAAAACAATTGTTCCTGACACTGCAGCCAATCTTATGATGACCACTGACATTGATAATATGGTTCCAGATAAGTTTAATGGATTTGTGCCTTGGGGTTACTTCAGGGAAATTAAATCCATAATCAAGTCTAAGATGTTTTACCCAATTTTTGTTACTGGTCTTTCTGGTAATGGTAAGACTCTGAATGTCCAACAAGCGTGTGCAGAACTCAAACGTGAGTGTGTGAGAGTGAACGTAACCATTGAAACCGATGAAGATGATTTGATTGGTGGGTTTCGTTTGGTAGATGGTGAAACCAAGTTCAACTTGGGGCCAGTTGCAATCGCAATGGAAAAGGGTGCAGTACTTCTATTAGATGAAGTTGACCTTGCATCAAACAAGATTATGTGCCTACAACCAGTTCTGGAAGGTAATGGAATCTACGTTAAGAAAATCAATCGTTACATCAAACCAGCTGAAGGTTTCACAGTTATTGCTACTGCGAATACTAAAGGGCGTGGTAGTGATGATGGAAAGTTTATCGGTACTAACATACTGAACGAAGCCTTTCTTGAAAGATTTCCTATTACAATGGAACAACCTTATCCAGCACTTTCAGTTGAAAAGAAAATTGTTCTTGGTTCAATGGAAAAGTATGGTGCAGTTGATGAAGATTTTGCAGACAAATTGGTTACTTGGGCAGAAGTTATTCGCAAGACTTATTTTGAAGGTGCAGTTGATGAACTTATTTCAACTCGCAGACTTGATCATATTGTCAAAGCTCATAATATCTTCAAGGATAAACTGAAAGCGATTGAGATGTGTACTAATCGTTTCGATGAAGACACTAAAGAGTCCTTCATTGACCTGTATTCTAAGGTAGATGCAGGGGTTGAACTTAATCCAGAACCTATTCAGGATGAGTCTGAAGAAAATTCTGACCAACCCTTTTAACGTGTATAAATAGTGGTATAGGAGTTAGGGAAACGGTTCTCTGACTCCTACTACAGCACTTGCCGTAAGGAAGTGCGATTCAATTAATCTTGCTTTTAGGAGATAAATATGGTTACGCAAGTATCAACACTTGATCCGTTCAGGATCGCAAAATTTGGAATTGGCTTTGACTCTATGATGGATAGAGTTACTTCTGAATTTTTCACAGATTCCTTTCAAGGGACTCAAAACTTTCCACCTTACAACATCATTAAACGTAATGATACACTTTATGACATTGAGATGGCAGTTGCCGGATTCTCTCAGGATGATTTAGATATAGACTATGCAGACAATGTTCTGACAGTCACTTCTAAAGAACCAGAACCCTTTAAGGATAATAAAGGGCCTGAGTATATTCATAAAGGAATTGCTTTACGTCAATTCTCTAAACAATTCCAGTTAGCTGATGATGTTGTCGTAATAGATGCATCTATGGCTCATGGCATGTTGACTATCGCAATGGAGAAGGTTATTCCAGAAGGTAAAAGGAAACGCTCGATTGAGATTAATCCAGAAATAACTTAATAAGCTTGGGGGTGAAAGCCCCCTTTATATTATAATAATATTATGTAAAGTTATAATATAAAATTAAAAACTTGACTTTTGAATTTTATTATGGTATAATACTTATATGATTGATTACAAATTTAATGAAAATGAAATCCTAGAAGAAATCCAGAAGTATGTTGACTCAACTTATATTCAACATTACGCAACTGGTAAAATCCAATCTACCGAATTTATAGTTGACAGTGGCCATGGTTTAGGATTTACCATTGGCAACATTCTCAAGTATGCTCAACGGTACGGTAAGAAGGATGGATTTAATCGGAAAGACTTATTCAAAGTCATCCACTATGCAATAATTGCTTTATCTATAAATAAAGGTGAAAATGAAACTAAGTAAACATACATTAACTATGTTAAAGAATTTCAGCGATATTAATATGTCGATTGAAATTAAACAAGGAAATATTCTCAGGACTGTATCAGTTCAAAAGAATATTTTAGCACAGGTTGAACTTGAAGATATTTTTCCTCAAGATTTTGCCATTTACGAACTGAACCGATTTTTAGGTGCAGTATCATTGTTTGATGACCCTGAGTTTAAATTTAATGGGAAGTCTGCGAATATTGGAACATCTAATCATTCAGTAGATTATGTTTACTGTGACCCCTCTATGATTGTTACCCCACCAGAAAAGAATATTACATTTCCAGATGCAGAAATTAAGATTACATTGTTGGAACGTAATTTATCACAGATAATGAAAGCGGCTAATGTTCTTGGTACTCCTGAGATTGCTATTGAGGGTAAACCAGACACCAATATTACAATCAAAGCTCTGGATGTGAATAATGATTCTACAGATACTTATTCAGTAGAACTAGATTCTAAGGCTGCAAATAACTTTAGGTTTGTATTCAAAACTGAAAACATGAAAATGGTTCAGGGGGATTATGACCTTGAGATTTCATCTAAAGGAATTTCACATTTCACCTTGCAGGGTTCTAAATTAGAATATTGGATTGCAACTGAAGCATCATCAACCTATAATGGTTAATGTTAGTCATCATAAAAATATTGAAAATGTAATTCGATATTTTTTGTTATTCTTACCACCAAAAGGTAGGAAGAATATTCTTGATATTGGTGCAGGAACCTCTTGTCCATATAGGGGTGTTCTTTCTACACGTTGTGGTGATTACCGAGCCTTAGACGTGAGGGGTTCTTTTCCTAAAGTCGATTAT